CTGTTCGCCGATGAAAAGAGTTTCAAGGCGGATAACCGAGTCAACTTCTTCAACCAGATAAAGAATAACGATTATGATTGTGTTATCATGTCGCACGACCAGTTCGGCAAGATACCGCAGTCGCCGGAGATGCAGCAGCAGATTCTTCAGGCGGAGCTTGATACTGTCGAGGAAAACTTGGAGGTGCTGAAACAGCAGGGCCACGACATCAGCCGTGGTATGCTCAAAGGTCTTATCAAGCGTAAGGAGAACCTGACCGCCAAGATTGCCACCATACAGTATCAGATGGAGCAGAACAAGGATGCTGTCGTTGACTTCAAGCAGATGGGCATTGACCATATCTTTGTGGATGAGTCGCATCAGTTCAAAAATCTGATGTTTAATACCAGGCACGATAGAGTTGCAGGACTGGGCAACTCGGAAGGCTCACAGAGAGCGTTGAATCTTCTCTATGCTATCCGAACCATTCAGGAACGGACCGGCAAGGATTTGGGAGCTACTTTTCTCAGTGGCACAACCATATCCAACAGTCTGACGGAACTGTATTTACTGTTCAAGTATCTTCGTCCGAATGAGCTTGAAAGGCAGGACATCCGGTGCTTCGACGCATGGGCGGCAATCTTCGCTAAAAAGACGACGGATTACGAATTCAATGTGACCAATCACATTGTGGCGAAGGAGCGTTTCCGCTACTTTATCAAGGTGCCGGAATTAGCGGCGTTTTATAACGAAATCACGGATTATAGGACTGCGGAGGATGTCGGCGTTGACCGTCCAATGAAGAACGAGATTCTTCACAATATCCCGCCGACACCAGCGCAGGAGGCTTTCATTGAGAAACTGATGAAGTTTGCCGAAAGTGGCGATGCCACGATTCTCGGCAGGGCACCATTGTCTGAAACCGAGGAAAAGGCAAAGATGCTTATTGCCACGGACTATGCCCGAAAGATGGCTCTCGATATGCGAATGATTGACCCGTCATACGAAGATGACCCGAACAACAAAGCGAGCCATTGCGCCCGCATGATCGCGGAGTATTACAGGAAATACGACGCACAGAAAGGCACACAGTTTGTTTTCAGTGATCTGGGAACATTCAAGCCCGGCGAGTGGAATGTCTATTCCGAAATCAAGCGCAAGCTGATAGAGGATTATGGTATACCTCCGCATGAAATCCGGTTCATTCAGGAATGTAAGACGGAGCGTAGCCGTAAAGCCGTCATACAGGCTATGAACGACGGTGATGTCCGTGTTCTTTTCGGCTCGACAAGTATGCTCGGAACAGGCGTAAATGCCCAACGCAGAGCGGTTTGCATCCATCATCTTGACACACCGTGGCGACCGTCAGACCTTACTCAGAGGGATGGCAGAGCCATTCGTGCCGGCAACGAGATTGCCAAGTTGTATGCTGATAATAAGGTGGATGTAATCATCTATGCCGTTGAGAAATCGTTGGATTCCTACAAGTTCAACCTTCTGCACTGTAAGGCTACATTCATCGACCAGCTCAAATCCGGCGCACTCGGAGCGAGAACAATCGACGAGGGAGCAATGGACGAGAAGAACGGCATGAATTTCTCGGAATACATGGCTATTCTCAGCGGCAACACCGACCTATTGGAGAAGGCAAAACTCGAAAAGCGCATTGCATCATTGGAAAGTGAGCGCAAATCATTCAACAAAGGTATCGGTGATTCCCGTTTCAGGATTCAGACCATCAGCCACGACATTGCCAATAACGAGGCTGCGATCGCGCGGATGAAGGAGGACGTTGCCAAGTATCAGGCAGTTGTCCAGCGAGACAAGGAGGGCAATCCTGTCAACAGCCTTGTGCTTGATGACTGCAAGTATGAGGATGAGCAGAACATGGGTATTTATCTGCAAGGATTGGCGAGAAAGACCGATACCCACGGCAAATATGTCCGTGTCGGCGAGGTCTATGGCTTCCCGATAAGCATTATCTCGGAGCGAACCCTCGTTGACGGCAGAGAGGGAGTCCAGAACCGCTTCGTTGTCGAAGGCAACTACAAATACAAGTTCAACAACGGCTTCATTGCCATGAGCGACACCCATGCCGCCTGCATGAACTTCGTCAACGCTCTGGAAAAGATACCCGGCATCATCGCCCAATATGAGGAACGCACCGCCAAACTCAAAGCCGATGTTCCGACCCTCGAAAGCATCGTGTCAAAGACATGGGGCAAAGAGGATGAGCTAAAGGCGCTAAAATCCGATCTTGCCGCCCTCGACCGCAAGATTACCGCTGAACTTGCTCCGAAGCACGATGAAAAGGACGGCGAGGACGTCAATCAGGATGAGCAGCCACAGCAATCACAGCGAATAGAAAAACCGGCTCAACCTTCTGACTCAAAGGAATCAATGGTGGCGGAGCCTCAATCACGGTACCAGCCTACGCACAACACTCAGCGCCCTGCATTTCGACCGACAGGGCTATAAATAGACAGCAGACAGATGGGTATGAAAATTACCATTTGTCTGCTGTCTTGCTATTTATATCTTATTCTACTTGTCAATTTCTTTAATGCAACGTTATTCTGATTTTGAAGTGGCTAATTTATAGCCGATTCCACGCACATTCAGGAGCTCGATAGCTGTGGATATAGAGAGATACTTCCTAAGTTTGTATATGAATCCGTGGAGGCGGTTCAGATTATTGTAGTCATCGTTCTGCCAGATTCGGTACATAAGTGTCCGTGCTTCGACAACTTCATTAGGATGACGGAACAGTTCATCAATTATTACGGCTTCGGTATGAGACAGCTCTATTGTTTCGGCACACACGACAAGGCGCTGGGATGCGAAGTCGAGTGAACAGTCACCGACCGACATGTTGGCGTCCTCAGTAATACCCTGATGGTTACGTTTCAGCAAAGCCTTTATGCGTACCACAAGTTCCAGTATCTGGAATGGCTTACGAATATAGTCGTTGGCTCCTAACTCAAATCCTTTCACAACATCGTCAAGGGCGGTTCGGGCCGTAAGGAAAAGCACCGGAACGGCAGGCGAGGTCAGTCTCATAAGACGCACCATCTCGAAACCGTCCATTTTAGGCATCATTACGTCTGCAACGATGATATCCGGATTCGATTCTTTAAACAGTTTAAGCCCGGATTCTCCATTTGGCGCACATACCACATCAAAACCCTCTCGGGTCAGAGCGTCCTGAACAATTATGGGCATGAAAACGAAGCGAGCAACGGTGTGAATGTCGGTCGGTCGCGTAACTCGCTGATATGATTGGAGATGTGGGGTTGTGGGAGTGGTCGGCGCGGAAAAACGAAACGTGCAAAAAGTTGAATTTGCTTTAATCCGGGTTGAATTTTTGAGCCAGTCCGTTTAATCGGTGTTTAACGGAGCTTTAATCGGGCTTTAATTGGCTTTAATATCGTGCGGCTACATGGCTGGTTTTTGCCGGCTATGTGGCCGCTTTTGTTGTGCGGCTGTTAGATTGGTCAGAGTGGGGCAGAGGGCACGAAATTCAAGCGTTTACGGCGTTTGCGGGACATTGTACCGGTGGGTTGCTGTGGTGATAAAGAGGCGAGAGCTGCACGCCCATGCGCACGAGTGATCCAGCGAACGGCGCAGGCGTTAAATCGGCTGTTAAATGGCGGTGGCTGCGCCCTGCTTCGGGAGGGTCAAAACGGGGGGCTATTGATGGGGACAAATTATGCACGTTTCGTCAAAAAAATGGAGTTGGGCTTTCAGTTGGGCATTCATTTGGGTACTCATGGCGATATAGGTTCGCACCCCTATAGGGACAAAATGGCCGCCGAAAACGGCGATTTTGAAGCGATAAACACCCCTTTAATCCCAAAACACACCCCATTAAAATAACCTTTGAAATTCGTTTAAGTCGCTGATAAATAGCGTTTAATGCGTTTAAGACCTCAGAAAACAGGTTGAAAAACAGGAAACTCCCCTATTTTGGCCCCTTATAGGGGGTGTGGGGAGGTACGAGGGTGAACGCAGGAACAAAGCCGCCTAACCTACATTTGCAGTATCGCCAGTGCTGACATCGCCAGCAGTTTTTTCCAGCCTTTGTTTGAGTTGCCTTATTTGCTCTTTAAGTTTCCCGATTTCCTGAGCCTGTTGTAATATTGTGGTATCTCGTTCTCCAAGCATCAGTTTAAGCAAGTTGTTCTCTATTCTGGTGGCGTTCTCCCCGGAAACGAGAGTTGGGGCGTAGCCGTCCATATTAAGCATTTCTCCGCGCCCTGTAAAAAGCCATGTTAAGGACAGATCCGGACAGAATGCGAGAATATTTTCTAATTTATCACTGCCTATGGCTTTGTGGTTGTTGATGGGCTTTGACAAAGCACCATTTGACATGCCCAATGCCTTTTCTACTGAGGCCACTGTCATGCCCTTATGCTCTATATATTGTTTCAGTCTATTCAGCATATATGAGAAAATCTAACTGTTATGAGAAAAAAATCTCACGAATATTTTTGTATGAGAAAATTTTCTCTTATCTTTGCAGCGTGTTACTGAGGTTACAACCGCCAAAGATACAAAAAATCGCGGAGGTAGACAAAGGAAGCACGGACTAAAACAGTTTGAAACCAAAGTAAAAGGATATGAGAACAACAAGCAGTTACATCCAAGTGAGCAGCGAGGCGCGGGCAAAGCTGGCGCGAGTGTTCCACGTAGAGGAAAAGACGGTATATCTTGCACTGACTTACCGCCGGGACTCCGAGAAAATGCGCAAGATCCGTTATGCGGCAGTGCATAACTTCGGAGGGGTAGCCATGTGCCACTGCCCGGAGTGTGAGACCCTACACAACATCACAGAGGACGGTCGCGAACTCATGGTGCAGCGTTTTGACAACGGCACCACTTTGCGCATAGATAAAAGAACCGGCGAAACCTGGGTCATAAATCGCCGTGGTGAAACGGTGGAGCATAAGCAATGTATAAGCATTCCGCAACTGTCGGAACTTCAACTCTACGCTGAAAGCCTGTGAGTATGGAAATAAAGGCATTGAATATCTGTGAGCTTGACGAGGTCAAGGATCAGACATGGGGCACAGGCATAAACAAGCGGCTCGTGCTTGTCGGCTTGAAGCTAAGCGGCGAGATAAGCGAAGATGAGAAACACGCCTTACTTGCCGCGTGGAAACGGACCACGGATCACGGCACGCAGAGCTTTCAGGGCACTGACCGGCGGGGACGCGGCTTATTGCTGGTTTTTGATGTATATGTAGTCGAACAGCTCAGCGTCCTTAAACGCCTGCGCCACGCGGCGCGCATGTTCAAGGCAGCAATAACGGGTAATGTACACGTTAGTTCCGGCGTCCGTGTAGTCGTAATCAAATAGAATTTTGCGATGATGAACGGGACACGGCATATTTTTCTTAATCTCGCGGGCCTTTGGGACAGCATAAGATAGAGCGCTCTCCCCGTATTCATATAATTCTGCTGAATTCATGGTATAAAAAGTAACAGGCCACAAAGATAGCAAAAAAATGGAAATAATCAATAAAACCATCTGTATAAGTTATACCGAGCTTATCAACGGGATAATAACCCCGGCATCACTTAAGGCATTGGTAAGACGTGGGAAAATAAATCAGACTCGACGTGGAGGAAATGGCAGGACTGCGCTCTACGAGATCGAAAGTCTCCCCATTGATATCCAGGTTGAGGTATATCGGAGGTATGGGAATCCCTACACGATTAATTTAGGGGAGATTCAGCCAGAAGCAAAGGATGTAGCATATTATTCATGCCTGATACTTTCCAACGGTAAGCATCTTCCCAAGGAATACATTGAGAAATATTCCTACGGCTGCGCTATCCTTTCACGAGTCATCGAGCTGCATACCGCAACACAATGTCCGTGGGATAAATTAGCCGATGCGATAACAAGACTGCCGGCGCCTCTATGTGATATTCTACCGAAAAGCGCTTGCCGTTTACGCCGAAAAGCGTACGCGTATCTTAAAAATGGGCCAAGCGTCCTTGTGAGCGGAAGATTTTGCAATTCAAATGCTTCAAAGTGATGGTATGGAGATAATAGATGGGACAATCTGTATAAGCCACGCGGAGCTGATAGGATGCGGAATCACTACCGCCAATCTTAATAATCTGGTGTATCGCGGTAAGGTTAGGCAGGTGCGCAAGGGCGGCAACGGGCGGACTGCGCTGTATGCCGTTGAGAGTCTGCCGCTGAAATGGCGGACGGAGGTTTACAGGCGTTACCCGGACCTGCAAGAGCAGGCCGAGAGCCGGGAGTTCATAGACACTGTGGAACCTGACGGCGCAGCCTTAGACTATTACCAAAGCTATATGCTTGCCGACGGGCGACACTTGCCCGAGGACAAAGTGTTGGAGTACGCAAGCAACGCGGCGATAATGAACGCTTTCCGGCGATGCTGGGACGCTCATGTGAGCAAGCGGCAGCGCACCGGCAAAAAGGCAGTCGCCGGCAAAGAGTTCTGGGCCCGTGCTGCGGCAGCCCTGCCGCGCCTGTCGGACCGCTTCAACCACTCGTTGCCCGGCAGTCCCCGGAGGCTGCAAATGAAATGCGCGGAGTATGTGCGCGACGGTTATGTGTGCTTTATCTCCGGCAAATTCCTGAACGGCAACGCCGCCAAGGTATCAGACAGCGAGAAAGAATCTGTATTAGTGGAATTGCTCAAACATCATAACAACCTTGATTTTGAAACAATCGCCGAGTATTACAATGCTGAGGCGCGGTTGCACGGATGGAAAGAGATAACCGCCGGAGCCGTACAGACATGGTACGTGAAAAAAGAACTTTATGTGAAGTCAGGGCGATTAGGCGAAACACGTTTCAGGAATACGCTGACTATGCAGGTGAAGCGCAGCAGGCCGACAGCGGCATATCATATGTGGACATTGGACGGATGGACAGTGGAATGGCTGTATCAGGATGTAAAAACAGATTCACAAGGTCATAACGTGACTACATATTGTAACCGTCTGACATTGGAGGTTGTACTTGACCCGTGCTGTGATTATCCAATAGGGTATGCAATAGGTACGCATGAGACACCTGATCTGATACGTGAAGCCTTGCATGACGCGATGAAGCACACCCGTGAACTGTTCGGGGTAATGTTGAGACCCAATCAGCTGCAATGCGACAACTATAAGATCTCGACAATGATGCCGACATATGCGTCCATCGCAATGACTGTTACGCCCGCGCGTCGCAAAAATGCCAAGTCAAAGGTTGTCGAACCATATTTCAATTACCTTAACAAGACATATTGCAAACGCTTCAACAATTGGAGCGGATATGGCATAACGAGCAATCCTGACAGGCAGCCGAGCGCGGACTGGCTCAACCAACACCGCCATGAAATTCCCACAAAGGATGTGTTGGTGGGCCGCATCATGGAAATGATAAACATCGAGCGGCTTATGAAACGCGCCCAGTTTGAGCAATTCCGTAACAATCTCGCACCGGAGCGTCAATTCATCATGGATAAAGAACGCTATCTGCTGACATTCGGACTTGAGACAGGTTTTACCAACAGGCTTGAGGGGTGCGGAATCCGTCCGACGCTCTTAGGAGTAAAAAGGACGTATGACTGTTTTGACATACGTTTCCGGGAAAGTCCTCGCGAGAACTGGCGTCTGAAATATGACCCCGATGACTTAAGCCAGGTGCTGGCAGTAAGCGAGGACGGCACAAGAAGATTTATACTTGAGGAGAAATATGTGCAGCCTATGGCGTTGGCAGACCGCAGACCTGGCGATTGGGAGCATCTTGAAAAAGTACGCAAATTCAACGAAAATCTTGAGGCGCATATAGCCAACGAAAACGGACGCTATTACGACCTTTTAGACGAACACATGGGGAACAGGGAGAATATCCTGAGCCGACTTTGCCTGACAGACAGCAAGGGTCAGCACAAACTTCCAGCCGCGAGACTGCGCCTGTCGGCGGCAGACATTGACTCCTTAGAGGCGGAAACCGTGGAAGTGCCGATAGTTCAATAGGGCCAAAAGCATGCCGATGCCGAGAGTTACAACGAAATCAATTACAACATATTCTAAATGTAAAAGGACATGACAACAGAACAGAAACAACAGATTGCCGACCAGCTCCGCGCCTACTGCGGACAAAAAGGGAGCCAGAACAAAGCCGCCAACAGCCTTAACGGCGTGAGCAGCGCGACAATCAGCAAAGTGCTTTCGGGACAGTGGGACACCATAGCCGACGACATGTGGCGGAGCATAGCGGCCCAGACCGGCACCGCCGAGACCAACGGGTGGCAGGTGGTGAAGACCCGCGCCTACGATGTAATGACATTCACGCTTGCCAGCGTGCAGGCCGACTCGCTGACCGCCGCAGTTATCGGCGGAGCCGGGAGCGGCAAGACGGAAGCCATAAAGAACTACACGGCAGCCGGGCGCAATGTCTATCACATGGTCTGCTCCGAGTATTGGAACCGGCGCACATTCATGGCGAAGCTGTTGCAGAACATGGGCGCGACGGTAGCGGGCACCACGGTAAGCGACATGATGGACAATATCGTGGACACGTTGAAGCGCAAGGACTCGCCGCTGATAGTCTTAGACGAAGCCGACAAGCTGAGCGATCAGGTGCTTTATTTTTTCATAAGCCTGTATAACCAGCTCGAGGACCAGTGCGGCATAATCCTGACCGCGACCAGCAACCTTAAAGCCCGGATTGAAAAGGGGCTGCGGCTGAACCGCAAGGGCTACGCGGAAATTTACAGCCGCATAGGGCGCAAATTCGTGGAGCTGCCGCTGCCGAACAGCGAGGACGTGGCGGCGGTGTGCGTGGCCAACGGCATGAGCGACACCAAGGCAATAAACAGAGTAATCGACGAGGCCGACGGCGACCTGCGGCGCGTAAAACGCAGCGTGTGGGCCATGCTGAAAGGAGGTGCGAAATGAGCAAGCGCCGCAAAATCATAGGCGCAAAAGTGCGGTTGCTGGTCAATGTCGAAAACCGGGGCGGCGTCAAGTTTGAGGCAGGCGAGATTTTGGAAATCTGGCAAGCGTATCGCGGCTACGGTCTGAAATCCCAGGACGGCCGGCATATTACCCGAATAGAAAAGAGTGATTTTGAATTTATAGATTAAATGGAGAAGTACCCCGTAAATTTCAAGTTCCGCGCTGAGTTTGACCTCATGCCGTCCTGGCTGCCTCAGGTGCTCCAGGATTGGCTCGAGGAGGGCTGGACGTGCGACATAACAGTGAAGCGAGTAAAAGGCTGCTACGGGCCTAAAACGGTGCGTGTGATGATAGAAGCGAGCACTACCGAGGACCTGGCGGCGAAGCGCAAGGCATTAAACGCGATGATCGAGGCCAAAGGGTACGGCATACCAGCGAAAAAATAACGAGCAATGAGCAGAGCAATAAGTAACAAAAACGTGCTGGCGGCGCAATTCGAGACCGCAGACTTCGACGGGCCGTTCCTGGCGAGCTTCGGCCGCCCGGAGCTCCGGGGGGTGTGGCTTATATGGGGCGACAGCGGCAGCGGTAAAACCACTTTCACGCTCCAGCTCTGCAAGTATCTGGCCGGCTTCCGTCGCGTGGCTTACGACAGCCTGGAGCAAGGTCTGAGTCTGTCGCTTCAAAAGGCATGGGAGCGCGTGGGAATGGCGGAAGCCGGCAGCAATATAATACTGCTGAACAAAGAGGAAATGCCGGAGCTCTGCGCCCGGTTGCGGAAGCGTAAAAGCCCGGAAATAATAGTAATTGACAGTCTGCAATATCTGACCAAATTCTATATGGACCAATTCAAGGCCCTAAAAGCAGAATTTCCCGACAAACTATTCGTGTTCATAAGCCAGGCCGACAAAGCGGGTAAGGACCCGGACGGGTACATTGCGAAAAAGATACGCTATGACGCGGACATAAAAATCAAGGTCGAGGGCTTCAAAGCCTTTGTAACTACACGCTACGAGGACAGAGACAAAGGCGAGGGCGGCGCGGACTTCATAATCTGGGAGCAGGGCGCAAACGACTACTGGGCAGAACAAATCAAATAACAGAATCATGGCAAGAGAAAATAAGACAATGGACGAAATCCACCGCGGACTGCTGAAAAAATATCATACCCTTTGCACAGTTCTGGGGCTTGATGATGAAGCGAAGCGTGCGATCCTGACAAGCTGGGGCGTTGAGAGCAGCCGCGACCTGACGCAGCACCAGCTCATAGACATCTGCGGAAAGCTGAGCGCCCAGGTGGACGAGAAGCAGGGCACGGCGCGGCTTGACAAACTGCGCAAACAGGTAATTGCGGCAATCGGCGGCTGGCTGCGCGAAACCGGCCAGAAGCAAAACATATCAATCATTAAGGGCATAGCGATGCGCGCCAGCGGGTACGCGGATTTTAACAAGATACCGCGCGAGCGACTGCGCAACCTTATAGCGACATTTAACAACAAAGTCAAGGACGCCCGGGCGGTGGACGCACTGACCGACGCGCTGCTGATGCAGCACTACACGGCAGGCGGCGAAATTGACCCCACACTAAACTAACGAGCCGATGAAAAAGGACAAAAAAGTGTGCTGCATCTGCGGCAAAGAGTTTACAGAGTATGGAAACGACCCATACCCTGTAAAAGAGGACGGCGAGTGCTGCCGGTCATGCAACTGGGGCGTGGTAATCCCCAAACGAATAGAACTAAGCACAATAAATCAAGACCCACGAAATTATGACCCACGAACTGGAAAAAATTAAAGCCTACATACTGGAGCAAACGGAGGGCATGGCAGAGAACGCCAAAATCGAGCTGCTGGACGCCCTGGCATGGTGGGCAAGCGAGGAAGCCGGGAGCCTCAATTTCGAGAGCCCGGACGCAGAAGATTATGAATAACGCTGAGCCGGTGTAAAAGGACATGCACCGAAACAGTTAAACACAATTTAATAACCACTTAAAACCCATTTAACAATGAGTGAACAAGTAACAATGTCAGCCGCCGAGCGCGCCGAATGGGAAGCGTTCAAGGCTGAAAAAGCGAAAAAGGAAGCTGCGGAGCAACGCAAGCAGCAGCGCGAGACCTACGCGCAAATGGTCGATGATGAACTGGAGCAGGCAATCCCGGAACTGCTGAACCTGAGCGGCGACATCAAAGCCGTTAAGGATGCAGTGTTCGGCAACTTCGCGGCCATTATCGACATGAAAGCCGAGTTATTCGGCACCAAGGACGGCGGCCAATACAGCCATACGTTTACGAACCGCGACAGCACCCTGCGCCTCACTCTGGGCGTCAATACTGTGGACGGCTACCGCGACACAGTAGAGGACGGCATCGCAATGGTGCGCGGCTATATCGAGAGCCTGGCGACCGATGACAAGAGCAAAGCGCTTGTGTCGGCAGTTCTGCGCCTGCTGAGCCGGGACGGCCAGGGGAACCTCAAGGCCAGCCGCGTGCTCCAGCTGCGCAAAATGGCAGAGGAAAGCCGGGACGACCAATTTCTGGAGGGCGTGAAGATAATCGAGGAAAGCTACCAGCCGAGCATTACACGCCGTTATATCCGCGCCGCGCGTAGGAACCCCAAGACCGGGGCGTGGGTCAACATACCGCTGGGCATAACCGATGTGGACCTGCTGCCCGAAAATGAAACGGCCCCGGAACCTGATGCGGAAGCAGAGGGAACCGAGGCAGAGGCAGCCGAATAAAAAAAGACCGCGCCAACGTGCAGCCTAAACAGCCAAACGCCAGCGCCGAGCCTTGTGTAAAAGGACGGTGCAAAGATACAAATAAATCGGCGAATGGCAAAGAAAAAGAGGCACAAAAGCACATTGGCGCGGGCAGAAAAAGTAAAAGCGCTCACGGCGTTGCACTATGAGGCCGGCAACCAGGCCAAATGTTACAAAGCCGTATGGCGGCACTGGATAGAGCCGGAGTTTGGTATCTGCTACCGCACCTATCTGAACATGCTGGGTCTGCCCCCGGACACGGAAAGCCGCCAAGACACGCAACCATCGTTATTTGATGAACTGTAAAAAAACACCCCTGACGGGCGCAAGAGCCGCCGGGGGTGTTTGTTGTATTGGCGAGGTCATTTAACGGCCGCAGAGAGGCCCATAACGCGCGATACGGGGCGTCTGGCGGTTAAGTCCTGCACGCCGCAGACATATCGCTCCACATTTTCGACAATTTCCGCGTGATCGTGGTTGGTGGCGGAGGTGGTGAGCATGAAGCCGGAGAAATTCTCGCCGCGTAATCCCTGCATGGCGGCGTTAATGGCGTCGAGCAGGTCGAACACCGCCAGGGCTTCATTTATGCGCGGGTCCTTGTGGCCATGCGTGGCCACGGCACGGGTTACGATATGGAGGCGGACAGCCAGCGCACCCCGGCGTGCGCCAATATTCTGCTGCTTCCACTCCAGCGCCTCAAACTCAATAAAGACGGCGGCAAAAGGAAACGCCGAGCCGCCGTTGAGCGTCTGGACCTGGTTGTTCCATAGGTCAACAAAAGCCACGTCGGGGACGGCAGCCACAGCGTCGGCGATAGCCTTAAAAACATTTTTTCTCATAAAACTGCGTTTTATTCGCTTTTGGGCTGCGCCTCAGCATAGCCCGCACAAGTGTGGCTCTGCGTTCGGCTTGCGCCAAAAGTCTCATTTTCGTATAAATTCGGTAAGTGATAGATTGAACTTTTTGAGGTTGTCGTCGATAACGCCCCGGATGATGCGCTGCGTGTCGGGACCGTCGCCGATGAACTGACGCTGCGGTATTTTAATGACCTTGCCGGTTTTCATTAGAGCCATACGCTTCCACGCTTCGTCTTTGGTCTGTTTGTACTTGTACCAAAAAAAGCGTTTCATTTTGGCGGTAACGGTGATTTTGCCGCCCTCATTGTGGAGGGTTGTGTAAGGCAACGCCGATGAGAAGCGCACACCGTCGTCCGACACCTGCCCCTGGGCGGAGCGGCGCATGGCACTGCTGACCATGAGCAGGGAGCCACGGTGGTAATTGTGGGCGCGGGGCTTCCACTTGTCGGAGAAAAAGCCCTTACGTTCAAAGTTGCGGTCGAACTCGTCGGAGAGCTCCACGCGCATATCTTCGAGAATATCGGCCTTTAATTTGTTGGCGTCGAGCATTAAATTGGTGTTTAATTATTGTTATATCAGAAAAAATTATTATCTTTGCAGTGCGGGGGGTGCAACCGTTCCGGCGAAAGCCGGATTGTGGGCCTGCCGCTCCTTTTTTATATATCTATTTGGTGAATAATCTGCTCGTCCTGAACGCAGATTATTTTTTTGAACTTTAGGAACTGGCCATCGTGCAATTTTTCAAGGCCGTTATAACGTTTCAGGGCGGCATTGAAATTGTCGAGAGAAAAGCCGCCATTAGGGAAATCAATAACCGCAATTTCGGTAGTGCGCTTAAAAGCACAATGTTTCAAAGCGTTTCGGATATTGTTAACAGAGCCGATAGTAGCACCGGCGACCTCAAATTGCAGACCGTTCCAGGTGCCCTCGGTCGAGCGTTTCCCATATTGGTTTTGAGGCTCATTTTCCAAAATCACAGAATGGCCGGCTTTAAGGGCTGCATTTTGAGCATGACGTTCAAAAGCGCCACCAATCTTATCAAAATTATGCCCGATATGCTCAGCGGTAACGCCACCGGTGGAAGAGTCAAACCTGACCCCCGTATAATCGGGGTTTTCGCTAAGATATTCATATTCGGCCTGGTGCAACTCGTAATTGTCGGCCATTTGCTCTATTACCTGCTTAGCCGCTTCGGGGGCTTTGAAATACGGGTGTTTTGGCGGGAACAGTTGCAGGTCCTTGCCGGGGTTGAAGCGGAAAATCTGCTGTTTTGCGGCTTCGGTGCAGTTGTTACCGCGAAGCATGGAGAGGGCCGGGTCGCTCTGGGGATATTTGCCCTTGCGGACCTGTACGGCGGTGCAGCGGCAGTTCCAGCCGTTGGGCGGCAGATAGAGCGACCAGAACGGGTCGGAGGGCGGCAGCGTGGTGCCGTGCAGAATTGCGTGATCCTCACGCACGCGGTCGTCCTGGGCGGTGCGGTATTGGAGGTCGTAACGGTCGCCGTCCTTTTCAATCTGCTGCCAGCGCGAAGCCATGAGCGAGGCACCGACGGCGTGGTTATACTCCGCATAGAGGTAATTGTGGTTATAGCGGTTGTTTACCGTTTCAACATCTTTGCGGAACGTTTCAAAGGGTTTAATATCGCCCTTGTCGGTCAGGAGGGACAATCCCACCTCGCGGAGCGTGTGAAACGCCTTGAAGCCGGAGAAAATAAAAGCGTTGTTTTCGAGAGCATGGCGCACAGTTTCGGGGACCTCATGGGGAACGCCGGAGGCAATCGCCGTTTTAAGCTGCTTCACTGTTTCAGCAATGAGGCGGCGCGCTTCGGGAGTTGTGAGCTGCGAGGCATCGAAGCCGCCGGCGTTGTAGACCATGCCGGCAGCGTCAAAAAAGGCCGTGTCGTCAAAATTGGGCTTGTCTGTCGCGTCCGCGAGCTGGAGCAAGTCATTTTGCCCGGGAGCCATTACCGGCGGCACCTCAGCAGACAACAATAAATTGCCGTCTGCGTTCGGTTTGCACGGTAATTCATACAACGAGCCCAGAGCGGCGTTAAACGCGAGATATGAGCGGCGCAGCCCCGCCGTGTCAGTCAGACTCATTGTCCGGCCTTGAGCGGGGCTCAGTCGAAAAAACGGTCAGGCTGCGTCTTGCTTTCGCGGGGCTTGTCAATGGCCACGCCGTATTTGTCGGTGAAATAGTCGGCCGGAATCTCGTAATACTCCAGGAGCAGGCGTTCAATCTCGCGCTGTTCGGCCGGTGTGTAGCTGGCGGCGTTGTTCCAGACAAAGCGCTTGCCCTTGACCGGGAAGCCGTGGGCGGCCATGAGCGGGAGCAGCCGGCCGTTTACAGTATAGCCGGCCATAGTGGCATCGGCTTCGGTGGTGCGCTCAAAAATTTCAAGATGCACCTCGGACTGAGAGAGCGAGGAGCCGGAGTCAATGGTCATGGTCTGGTTAAGAATGGCTTTTGACATCTCCGAATTACAACGGTCAATGCGGCGGTCGAACACATTGTAAGCGTCGCCGCGGCTGCTTTCCTTGATCTCAATGTTGGTGCCCTCAGGGAACAGACCCCAGAACGCCGCGCCCATGTTTTCGAGGGCGTGTTCCACCCTGGCACGCTCGCTTTCGTCCGGGCTGTTGGTGGTGGCTATGCGCATAGGCTGGCCAAATATTTCCCCGAACATATCCCAGAACGTGAGCATATTCTTTTTGCTGATGTAAGAGCAGGCGCATTTGAGCAGGAGGCCGAGGTTGCGGGGCTTGCCCACTTCCACGCACCAGTTGGCGAAATTGCCCTCGCGATAAGGAATGCCGCTGCGCCAGTCGTCGCCGGGGTTAATGACCACGCGGCCATATTCCGGAACCACATGCTTGCGCGGCACCAGTTCCACACCGTCATAACGCATGGTGCCGTCACCGTGAATGACGTCTCCCAGCTGTATCAGAGAATGTCCCCAATAGGTCGAATCCAGGACATAGCCCAGGAAATCGGCGAACCATTCCTGCTGAAACAGTTCTGTAGCGGCGACATCCTCCTTGCCCTTGCTGTCGACGAGGCGGAAATCCTTTTGCAGCACCTTGCCCTTGCGCTGGGCGATACAGCCGGAGAGATGGGCGTCGAGCTCACAATCAGCATAAATGTCATAAAGCCGCTGGCGGTTTGGGTTTTCGCAGTCGAGGGCGACCTGGTGGGCGTTTCGCCAGTCGTTAATGTCCTTTTTCGTGAGCGTGTCTGTCTGCCGGAGCAGCTGCGCGGTTATCTTGAGACCCTTTTTGCCCGAAGCCATGCGCGCCAAAGTCATTACTTCGGAACGTGTCGGGCGGTCGAACCACTCGCGTATGCTTGTAATAATATTCGTCATAATGTAACTTTAATGCGTGATTTTATTGTTTTCGTAATCGGACCTATTAAATGGCTTTGCGGGCTGGGCTGTGTTTGAGGTAGGACTGATAACGCCCACGGAACCGGTACCTACAGTGGCGGTAGTGGTGTGGATATGGGCGTTATATTTCGTAATAAGGTCGTTGACCGTATCTTTAAGTTCATTGAGTTTGTCGGTGAGTTTTTGGATAATGACCAGGCCGTTGAAATTACCATCGTTAAAAATAATGTTTTCGCGGTTAATGTCAGCGGACATTTTTTCGGTTTTGAGACGGAATCCGTCGGCATTCATGACGGCGGAGGTGTCGCCGATGACAATTTCTGCGGACTCAATTTTTTCAGTGAGCAGCACCACGCCGGCCGCACCGTCTGCGACAAATCCGACAACTACAAACGACCCTTTTTCCGGGAACAGGCAAAAGCCATAATCAGCCTCCTGGTTAGCCTGGAGATTGACACCGAGCAGGGGCGCGCCCTCATTTATGGGTGTGCAGTCGACTGTGCGGGCAGCTTTGTCTACCTCGTCCACGGTGCACACCAGGGCGACGGTTTCGCCGTCGGGCTGTGCGAGCTGCCGGATAATGTTTCGTAAGTCTGACATAAGTCTTATAAGTCTGATAAGTCCAATAATCAGGCGACGCGGAGGCCGAGGGTTATTTCCTGGCGGAAGCCGCCGTCACCATATTTAACCACAACTTTTTTGACCTGATACACGCCCATTTTTGTGCCGTCGATAATAAGGCCGATAGCGTCGAGAGGGTCTACGAGCTTATAGCCGAAAGTGGTAAAAGAACCGGTGAGGCCGTCGCGTTTCAGGCGTTTAATTTCCTGCTGAGCCCATGCCTTCAACTCGCTTTCGGTTTTGTTGTAGGTGTGGAGGGTGCGGTGTTCGCCATCGCTGTCGCCGACCTCAACCTTGATTTTTTTATTATCGGGCATGAGGCTGACGGCCTTAACGCGCAGGCGCATATTTTCGGCCTTTTGCTGCTGGAGGCTCTGGTCTGAAATGATGTTAAGCCCGGTTTTGAACACTTGCGCCGGGGTGCTGTCGCGCTCAAAGAGCACGCCGCAGTAAAGGACAGGCTCGCCGTCCTCATAACGGAAAAACGAGCGGACGCCCTGTTCCGACAGTTTGCCGAGCAGAGAGGCCACGGTGTCGGCGGTAACGCGGTAGGCACCGAGGGACTGTTCGCCCATGATGTTGAGGCGGTGGGCAATTCCCTGATCCTTGAGCAATGTTTCGAGGGTAACGGAACGGTAAGCCTTTTTGACCGCCGGCATCTGTTTGAGCTTGAACATATCGTCCTCGCAGGTAATGACGACCGGCGTTTTGAAGCCGACATCGCGCACCCAGCCGACAAAAGCCAGTTGGAGGTTGTCGTCGTAGCCCAGGGATATGCGCACACTGTCGCCGCGACGCACCGGAATTTCCGCCGCGCCGTCCCACTTCATTTTTTTAGGCAGGGTTATTTTGGCTTCGGCGGTGAGCTTTTCGGTGTCGCGTGTAATCTCCACGGCAGTAACAAAGTCGAGCGACCAGGAGCGGTCGCCCTTAATCTCAACTTTCGCGCACAGTCTGAACATTGCTTAAACGGTGTTTAACGGGTGTTTATACGTTCTCTAATTTGCCGATAGTGGCAATAGCGAAAGCGGCAAAGGCCAGTTTTGCATCTTCAACTTCGCTGATAGTGTCCGTAATATCTATTTCGGGGTATTTGGGGAGTGCATCGGTTATTTTGTCAATTTCAGCGTCGGAGGCTCCGGAGAGGTATGCCACCTTTTTGAGCTGGTGTTCGGAAATGTTGAAAATAATTTTCATTGTAATTTACTGTTTAATAGTCGTATCGGTTTGGGGACATGGAGCCGGAGCGTACGGGGTTACGGGTATCTTCGCCGGTGTCGGACTGATAGATAGGGAGGTCGGGGGAAGATTTGGAAGCCTGGACGTCGCGGAGCCACTTAACAGAGTCGTTGTAGAGACATTCGCGCCGCTCGTGGCCCATATTCTGGGGGAGGCGGTGAACCATAAGCCAGAGGGCGATATTGACGGCACACTGCACGAGCATGGGGTTGCGGTCTGCCCCGGAAGCATTAAACGCCCGGGCGATGTCGTAACGGCTGCGGAGGTAGGAGGCAATTTGCTCCAAGGCGGCAGCTTCGGCAACCGCGCGTTCCTCGGGCTGTCCGGTAATAACTTCAAACTCGTATTGGTCGCAGACCGAGCGGTAATCGTCAATGGTAAGAAACATTTGCGGAAGACTTACGGGGGTTAGCTTCAAAAATAGCGATACGCCGGGCTTTTTCGGCGGTGAGGCCGTGGAAACGCTTTTGTCGGATCAGTTGCTTGAGCCCCTGCATGGAAACGCAGACGGGGCGACCCTGATAGACGAGCACCAGGAACTTGCGGCGGTAGAGGTCAGCGGAGCGGCGGGCTTCTCTGATAGCACGTTTTTTGCGCCAGTCAAACAGGAGGGCGCGGAAATAGTCGAGAATTGGCGCCGCCCAAAATCGGCGGCACTCGGCAAAGCTCTGCGTGCAGGCTTTGCGCTCATTGGCACGATTTGTTACCATAATATATTTTTAGCTGTTTTCCTCATGCCGAAAGAGGGGGTGAAAGATTGGATGCGTGTATCACGCTGTAAAATCCAGATAGCGCCCTCGTCGGCATCGGGGGCGTCGTCGTGGCCGCGCATACCTTTTTCAAAAGCAAGAGTCTGGTCAATGCCGGCGAGCATGTCGGGGTCATCGCGCTGTGTTTCGTCGTAGGTAACAAAGCCGCGCTCCCACAGAGGACTGACGGCTTCGATGCGCTGGAACTTGTCGGGCTTTTTGCGCTTGTCGCCGGTGATGGGAAGCTGGTAGCCTCGCAGTTCCCCCTCGCGGCGGAACTCGTCAAGTATTGTGTCCTGCATGAAATTGGCCTCCATGTACCAGCGCACGGCAATGCCCTGGGCGCGCGCCCATTCGTAGAGGTCATAACACCAGCGGACCATTTCGACCACGGAGCACTGCCGGACAAATGCGCGGAGGTGCCAGAGCCGGGAGCCGACCTTGCCCCAGAGCTTAGCAGCCTTAAAGTCGTTTTTGGTGGAGCCTTTAAAGCTGGGGTCGATATAGAGGACAATTTCGGAGAATTTGGACCACGCCGGGCGTTTGCCCCAGCGGATCCACTCATTTTTGAACACGGCACCCTCAATGATGGGGTTGTTCATGTATTCCTTTTGAAAAGCGCGATAACCGGCGACGGCTGCAAGGTCCTGCACTTCGGCAGGGGTCCATTTGGCGGCCCATGAAATTTTACCGTTGCGGTCGTAGATGTTTACGCGGGTAACGTGGACAGTCTTAATCTCGCACCACTTTGCCAGGACGGAATTTTTTGCAATGAGGTTGCCAACCATGAAAAAGCGACCGCGGCCGCCGTCGAGGGTGCCGAACAGTGCGGAGCGCACCCAGTCGAACAGTTTAGAGACACGGGCGGGACTTTCCACCAGCTCGTCATCGTCGAGGTCGTCGATAACGACATAATCGGGGCGGTGTGAGCGGTAGCGCAGACCGCGCGGGGACTGACCGCGGCCACGGGCAAAAAAGGCCACTTCGGAGCGTGTTACAAACTCGCCCTCTTCCCAGGAACCGGCGTTGTACTGTTCGCCAAAATCTGCAATATAACGCTGGTTGTATTGTAATTCGGCCTGAATGTCGCCGAGCAGTGTTTTGGCGTTATCCTCAGACTTGCCGACGAGTACCATGACATTTATTTCGCGCCCCTTTGTTTTGGCTGCTCCAAAAATTTCAGAGCCTACAATATCCCAAGCCATAAGCCACATGGGGATAAACACGTCCATGTTGGTGGATTTAGCCGCGCCACGGTGCCAGACGAAACCGGCCTTGAGGTTGCGGTTTTTCCTGATTTTGTTGGCGGCGTCGATATGGAACGGCGCACAGGGCGTTGACTGCCCCGTTTCGGGGTTTTCAGTCCAGTGCGGAAAATAGTAATCTACGAAATCGGCATAATTCAGCAGCAGCCGGCGCAGACGCGCAAGGCGCTGCTCGGCTGTTTCGTTGATGTTTACGGCGGTGGCGGCCTGCACCGTCTCGCAGTGCTGTTTCCACTTTTCGCGTGCTTTTAATATCTCCGCTTTTGTAGCCATGCGTTAAAAACTTTCCTTGAGCTTTTCGGAAATGAAAAGGTCGTGATAATGGTTAATTGTTTTGAGTAATTCGGGCGTAACGTTCGGGTCGAAGCTCATGCGGTATTGCAGCCATTTACTGAAAGCCATAAACACCTCGATAACATCGACGACCGATGTTTTTTTGTCGAGGCGTTCGACAGTCGCGGCGAACTTGACCAGCTTGTCGGCGCTTGCTGCGGTTTTCTCCGGGGAGGGGTCAGCGGCCAAATCTTCGAGCAGCACGTTAATGCTGTTAAGTATCTTATTGACCAGTTCGGGTCTGGTGATGTTAGCGGCGGCGCGGGCCTGTTCCCAACCGCCGTCGGCGACCCACTTAGTTACGGTCTGGGCCGACACTCCAACCTTTTCGGCAATGGACTTCTGCGGCTCTCCCTGCATATAGAGCAGGCGGGCGTGTTCGCGCTGCTGCTCACGGTCTTTTTTAGTAGCCATTCATAATTATAAGACTTCATAGGTTTAGCGCGGCCACTATTGGCGCGTCATTTTTCGGTGCAAAATTGAGCAAAAACGGGGTGACAGTAAAAAAGAATGTAAATCTTTTACACTCTTTTTGTCAGGGTTGGGAACAATGCGCAATTTTGCAGTGCTGAATGACTTACAGCTAAATTGCGGAGTAGAGCAGTGGACAGCTCGCCGGGTTCATTTCCCGGAGGTCGTGGGTTCGAATCCCTCCTCCGCCACAACCCATAGAAAATAGAAAGACTAAACGGGTGTTCGGGGTTTTGCATTTGCAAGGAACAGACAAAGACCGTAAAGTCAAATAGCAGTCCTGGGCGCGAGGTTATCCCCAATCCCAACCGCACTTCCACCCTCGCGTCCAGGGCTTTTTCATAAATATCATCACAATGGCGAGAGATGTAATAATATCCACCGAAGCCGTGAACAGTTACGGCAGCCGCGTACTGACCGACGGCATAGACCTGAGCCAGTACGAGCGCAACCCCGTGCTTCTATGGATGCACCGCAGGAGCTGGGAACCGGGAGCTATGCCGATAGGCAATGTCGAAAATCTGCGCGTAGAGGACGGCAAGCTGATAGGCACGCCGGTATTTGACCAGAACGATGACTTCGCCAAGCAGATAGAGAGCAAGTGGGAAAACGGCTTTTTGCGCATGGCGAGCGCGGCGCTTGAACCGATAGAGACCACACCCGACCCGACGCTGGTGCTTCCCGGGCAGACGCGCGAGACGGTAACGCGGTCAAAGCTGATCGAGGTCAGCATTGTGGATATTGGCGGCAATGACGAGGCGCTGCAACTATACGGCGAGGAGGGCAAGCTGCTGAAACTTGCCGCCGGGGAGGAGTGCCCCGGGCTGCCGCTGCTCCAGGAGAGAAAAGAAGCCGACCCCGAACCGGCGAGCACCGGGGAGGGCGAGGAAAACAATAACCCCCAAATCAAATCAACAACAATGACAAAAGAACAGTTAGCACTCCTTGGACTTGCGGAAACAGCGACCGAGGAACAGGCGACCGCCGCGCTTATCCTCATGAAAGGACGCGCCGACAACGCCTCTGCAATAGAACTTGCCGCAGTGGAGCAGGCTGTGGATCTGGCCATAACCGAGCGGCGTATATTGGGCGGACAACGTGAACAGTACATTAAACTCGGTAAAGCTGCAGGCATAAATATGTTGCGCGATACCCTGAACACACTGCCCCGGCAGAAAAAGCCCAATGAAGTAATCAATCTTGGCAAGCAGTCAGTCCCAGGCGCCGGAGAAACGCCCAGGACCTACACCAAGCTCAGCGAGGTGCCCGAAGCCGAACGCCTGGAGCTCCGCAAGAGCAACCCCGGCGAATATATGCGCCTGTTTAAGGAGGAGTACGGCGTAGACTGCCCCGAACTCAAAGACTAACAACAACCAACCAGAACAATGAAAAGTAAATTTTTCGCTAAGATTTTCGGCCTTGTGTGCATGATGCTGACGGCCGTAACATTCAACGCTATGGCGGGCGCCACGCTTGCCGTGGCGGCAGGCTTCGCCCCCGGCGCCGGGGCGGTCGCCGGCAATGTGGTGGCGCTGGTAGCCGGACAATTCGCGCCTGCCGGCGCTCTGCGCGCCGGAGTGCTCAAAGAGATATGGACCGGCGAGATGATCAAGGCTTTCCGCACCACGCCGGAGGCTCTGGGGTGGATGCAGCGTATCCGCGCCTATAACCAGTATGTGGAGAATGATGTTATCCACTTCACGGAGATAGGCGGCGATCCTGCCGTGCTGGTGAACAACACCACTTATCCGCTTTCAATAACCGCGCTAACGGACGCCGACAAGCCTATCAGTCTGGACAAATTCGACACCGAGGCCACGCCTGTAACAGATGACGAGCTGCACGCAATCAGCTACGACAAAATGGCGAGCGTCCAGGAGCGCCACCGCGAGGCACTGCGCGAGAAGATAGCCCAGAAAGCAATCCACGGTATCGCGCCCGACGAGAACGCAACGGGCATCCCCGTAATCAAGACCACCGGCGCGAGCGACGGCACACGTCTGAAAATGACTTATTCCGACCTGCTGCACCTGAAGCGCGAGTTTGACAAAATGGGCGTACCCGCCAGGGACCGTATCCTGGTGCTTTGCTCCGACCATGTGAACGACCTGCTCGAGACCGAACAGAAATTCAAGGAGCACTACAACATCAACCAGACGGACGGCAAGATCTGCCGCATGTACGGCTTCGACATCTACGAATATGACGGCACGCCCTACTACACCATGAGCACCGGCAAGAAGCTGGCGTGGGGCGCAGTTGCGGCAGCCACTGACGCGCGTGCATCGGTAGCGTTCTATGCGGGCCGCATGATGAAAGCCTACGGCAGCACCACATTCTACCACAGCGAGGCAAGCAAGGATCCCCTCTATCACCGCAACCTGGTGAACTTCCGCCAGTACGGCATCTGCCTGCCGTTGTCGTCGACCAAGTGCCGCGCGGCCATAGTGAGCGCTTCGGCCCCGGCGTCAAAAGGATAAAAGCTACCGATGAGAAGTATAGGCGAAATAATCCTGCATTGCTCAGCGACTCCCGAGGGGAAAGACTACACCGTGGCGCAAATTGACCAGTGGCACCGTGCCCGCGGCTTCAACGGCATAGGCTACCATTACGTAATTTATCGCGACGGGAGCGTCCATTCCGGACGGAGCACGGAAGTTGCCGGGGCACACTGCACAGGGCATAACGCCCGGTCGATAGGCGTGTGCTATATCGGTGGGTGCGCGGCCGACGGCAAGACGCCCAAGGACACGCGCACGGCGGCCCAGCGTGCGGCCCTTGAAAAGCTCGTGAAAGAGCTGCTCCGGCGCTACCCCGGGGCGACAGTACACGGACATAATGAATTTGCCAACAAGGCGTGCCCGAGCTTCAACGTAAAAACATGGCTCAAGCACGCCGGAATAAAACAGTAACGCATGAATTGCCGTGCCAGTGAGAGCAGAACCCGGCTTGCCGGGGTTATGCCGAGCGCAGCCGGCAATGCAATAAAATTGAATGAGCGGCGAAATAATAACTATCATTGTATCGGCGCTTTCGGCGGCGATAGCAGCCCCGGTCGGGGCATGGGTAGGCCGTAAGTTAGAGCGCGACAAATACAGAATCGAACTTGACCGGCTGCGGGCAGAGATGAAAGACAAGCTCGCGGAGGTCAAGAGCCACGAACTGGAGAACGTGCGCAAGGCGTCGGACATACTCATGGAGAGCATTGTACCGCCGCTCCAAGCCGAAATAAACAATCTACGCAATGATGTTCAGAGGCTCAACAAGGCTTTGGACCGCATTTGGGGCTGTCGCTATATTGACCGCTGCCCTGTCAAATACGAGCTGCTGCTCCAGCCGAAAGGGGGTGGAGCAGAGCCGGACGGAGGCGACGGAGGCACTGACAGCGGCAGAGCACACCGAAAGCCGGAACGAGGAAAAGCGCGAGATGACCCGGACGGAGAGGACGGAGGGTGTAACGGAAACGGAGATTGAAATCTACGACACCACGCAGCCCAAAGACCCGGAAACGGGACTGCCGCCGGTAAAAGCGCGCGTAAAGCAACGACACGACCAAAACGGCACCAGCCGGACGGTCGAGCAGACAACAGCCGCCGCGACCGCCGAGAGCGACACCGCCCTGGAATATGAGGGCGGCGAGCTGGACGAGGTGGAGGTAACGGCGACCAAGGCGCCGAGCCTGTGGGAGCGGGCGATGGTCGCCTTCCGGGTATTGGCGGCAATAATGATCCTGGCAGCAGCCGGGTGGATGATTTACAAACTCAAAAAACAAAAAAAGAATGAGTGACGAAATTACAGATAAGACCGCAATTGACACAGTGGCCGAGAACGTGCAGGAAGTAGCCGAAGCCGTCAAAGACAATGCGGCGAGTGCCGAGGAAATAGCACAGTCAGCTGCCTCTATCGGCACACCTCCGGCTAAACCCGGCAAGAGCAAGAGCAAGTCCAAATCGAAAGCCAAGACCGTGGGCACCGCCGATGCAAGCGCCCTCAGAGCCGTGGGGGTAGAAGCGTGCAAGCGCCACCATCTCACACAGGCATGGGTAACGATCGACGGCCAGGTATTCCCCCAGGAGGGGGACGCCAGAGCACATGCACAGAACCTGTCGGGTAAAGAAATCCTAAAAGTAACCGCGGAATGAGCACAAGACTGACCATAAACCGCCAGAACGGGAACGTACCCAAGTCGCTTCCCGGAGAGGATCATGTAACGGGGTTGATTATCTATATGGCGTCATCCGACATACCTGAAAGCTTCAAAAACGAGAGGGTGCAGCCGCTTTCAACCATAGACTCCGCCGAAGCCGCCGGCATCGTGGACTATACCATCGACGCGGACGGCACGCGGACGGCAACGCCGTGGATCGTGCGCGTGCTACACTACCAACTGAGCGAGCTCTACCGCGTGAATCCGGGCGTAAGCCTTTATGTAGGCATATTTGAGAAACCGGAGGGAAACAGCATGACCTTTGCGGAAATCAAGACGCTGCAGAACTATGCTTCAGGCCGGATTCGTCAGGCGGGAGTATGGTGTGGCGACCGGGAATTGAGCGGTGATGACCTGACGGCTTTAGAGGGGACAGGAGATGCCCTGGCACAGGAAGAGGCCGAGCTTTCGATAATATATGCTCCCAAAGTGGTATCGGTAAAGGATCTTCCGGTTAATCTGGCCGGAGAGAACAAGAGCCGTGTGAGTGTAGTAATCGGCCAGACAGGCAGCGGCACAGGCGCCGAGCTGTACAAGGACAAAGCCAATGCCGCCAAAGCGAGTGTCAGCGGTTTGGGCGTGGTGCTGGGACTATTGAGCCGGTCAGCCGTGCATCAGTCGATAGCTTACGTAAAGGAATTTCCCACCGGCATAAGCCTGCCGGCGTTCGGAGACGGCACATTGCTTCGGGATGTTGACCGGGCACTGACAGAGGCACTTGATGATAAAGGACGCTATCTTTTCTTCATAACCCATACGGGAATCGCTGGAAGCTATATGAACGACAGCCATAATATGGACTCGGCGATAAGCGACTACAGCACTATCGAGAGTGTCAGGACAATGGATAAAGCCGTAAGAGGAATACGTGCGTATTTAAAGCCTGAACTGGCAGGGAACATATATATCGATGCGTCCAGCGGTAAAATGGCGTCTTACAGTGTGGCCCATCTGGAGACGGTAGCGGGGAAAGCCCTTGAGGATATGGAGCGGGCCGGAGAACTGAGCGGATACAAGGTGGAGATAGACCCCGAACAGGATATATTAAGTACCGGGACTGTTGAAATCGTAATCAGGAACGTAGCGGTGGCAGTGATGAGACGGATAAATGTAAAAATCGGATATGCAAAAAGTGTATAAAGATAGAATATGGCAAGTGTGATAAACAATGGGATTCCGATGGTCAACGGTATGCTCTGCAGCTGGGCGGACATAGTGATATTGATTGGAGGAGTTCCGGTAACCGGAATAGTAGGTATTGAGTATTCAGACGAGCAGGAGGTTGTGAATAAATGGGGTGCTGGACGCCATCCGGTAGGAAGGGCCAAGGGTCGTATCACGCCTCAGGCGAAACTGATACTGTATCAGGAGGAAGTTCAGGCGCTGCAGGCACAGTCAGTTAACGGCCGGTTACAGGACATAGCGCCGTTTGATGTGATTGTGACGTATATTCCGGACAGCGGTATAGTGAAAACGGACAAGATAAGGAACTGTCAGTTTTCGGGAAATGCCCGGAAATGGAAAGAGGGAGACACGGGGCAGGAGGTGGAGCTTCCGCTCGTTCCCTCACATATCGAATGGAGCCAGATGGCATAAGCCATTCCCCGAACCACGATACAAGGGCCGTTAAGGGATGGAATCTTTACGGGCACCTGGAATCTTTGCCGAGGCATAGAGCAAAGGCGATAAGCGATTAAACACCTTTTAAATCGATTAAGGAATATGGAAACAACAGAGAATAAAGGCCAGACCGGCCGCACGTTCGACGGCGGAATCACCGAGGCGCAAATCAACGCATTCAAGGCCAGATACGGGAAGATCCATCGCATGGACATAGTAGAGGGCGTGGACACCCATATAGGCTATTTCCACCGTCCGGACTTCCAGACAATAAAGGCCGTCACCAAGGTGGGAAAGACTGATGAAGTGGAAGCCGGCAAGATATTGTTTGACAACTGTTGGCTGGGTGGCAGCGAGGCACTGCGCAAGGACGCGATCCTGTTCATGGCCGTGCAGGTGCAGCTCGGCAAGCTGCTCAACGGCTGTATGGGCTCAATAAAAAACTTGTAGAGGCGCACACGTTGGCGGAGTCGGACAATGAGGACGGCTTCGCCAAGGGGTGCGCCCTAATCCGGGCGAACCTGCACGTTGATACTGAAAAGATTGAGACTGATGAGGAATGGGCACGGCTCTACTGCGAGGCCCTGTGGCTGGAGCGGTGGAGGAACCGGAACCGGGCGGAGCTTATAGCGTCATTGTTCGGCGAGAAGCATTAAAGCCAGGGGAGGGAGCCGTTTTTGCCGGCTTTGAAAATGGCCCGGTAAAGCATATAAAGAGCCCACCCCACATAAGCGAGGAGTGCGCCGTAGCAAATGACTTTCAACAGGAAGCTGAGCATATCAAAAACCAGTTACTTGTGTAACACGCTGCAAATATAACAAATAAAAACGACATGGCAAGCGTATTCGACTATATTTTTAAGATAGGCGGAAATTTCACGGCGCAGATGAATGGCATGAGTGCCGCGGCGGGGAATTTCACGGCGCAGGTTGCGGGTGCCGACAGCGGGGCGCGCAAGCTGACGAGTGCGCTTGCCACGTTCTCATATCTCAAAGATGTTTTCCAGAATGTCGCTGACGGATTCAGCCAGCTGAGCAGCGCAGGCATAACTCTGGACAGTCAGATGCACGACCTCAGCGCGGTGGCCGGCGTCACGGGCGATGGTCTGAAACAGATTGAGGGCTTCGCCCGACAGAGTGCCAAGGCATTCGGTACTGACGCCAGCGTGGCCGTAGAGGGTTACAAGCTGCTGCTCTCGCAGCTGAGTCCGGAACTGGGTAAATATCCCGAAGCACTCAGCGCGATGGGTGACTGCATACAGACGACCAGTAAGCTGATGGGTGGGGACGGCGTGGCCGCAGCGCAGGTGCTGACCACCGCGATGAACCAATACGGGGTGAGCATGGAGGATCCGACGGCGGCAGCCGGGGAAATGGCGCGCATGATGAACGTAATGGCGGCCGCCGGTCAGGCAGGATCCGCGGAGCTCCCGGCAATCAGCGCGGCGCTCCAGCAATGCGGCATGGCTGCCAAAGCAGCAAATGTCAGCTTTGAGGAAACGAACGCCGCAATCCAGGTACTTGATAAAGCCGGGAAGAAAGCCAGCGAGGGCGGTGTAGCTCTGCGCAACGTTCTGGGACAGCTCAGCAAAGGCCGTTTTGTCGAGAAGCAGGCACGCGAGGAACTGGAAGCCGCCGGCATTGATGTTGTAGCTCTGGGAGACAACTCCAAGAGCCTTAAAGAGCGCCTCGAGATGCTGAAGCCGATGCTAAACGATTCTGCGCTTCTGTCGAAATTCTTTGGTGTGGAAAACGCCAACGCCGCCCGCGCCCTGATACAAGGTACCGAGAGCCTGCAAGACTTCACGACAGCCGCAACAGGTACCAACAGCGCGACCGAGCAGGCCGCTATTGTCATGGACAGCTACGCGGAGCGACAGGCGCGGGTGAACCAACGGTTCGAGGATCTGAAAATTTCCATATTCCAGGTGACGGGTGATTTTTCGCTTTGGTGCGGTGTGCTGACTTCCGCTCTGGTGCCTCTGGCACAGCTGGCGCCTATGCTGACCGTAATTTGGAAATTCATGCGCCTAATAATGGGTCTGAACTGGATAGGCTGGATAAGATCTGCCGCTATAAGCATCGCGCTGATGAACGGCACACTATCGACCAGCAACATGATATCGCTGGGCTTTGTCGGCAATATCGGGCGCGCGACTATCGGCCTGGTAAGGCTTGCCACTGTCGGCATTTTCAATGCCCTGAAAGGTTTGGGCGCGTTGGTCCTGTCATTTGTTACCGGTGGCACCGCTTCCGCCACATTCTCCAGCATTGCTTCAACCTCATTCGGCATATTCTCAACCACGGCGACGGCTGCGTGTCGTGCGGTATCGGTTGCAATAAGCAGTATTCCGATTGTGGGGTGGATAGCTGCCGCCATTGCCGCCCTCATAGCCATAGGCGCATACTTTTGGAACACTTCGGCAAAATTCCGCGCCGTGCTCAAAGGTATATGGGCGGCGTTTAAGGTTTGTTTCACCGGCATAGGCGAACTTGCCAAAAATACCTTTGGGGCCATTGGAGATCTTATCAAGGCGGCGTTTAAGCTGGATGGCGCCGGAATAGATGCGGCGCTCAACAGATTAAAGTCCACGTATAGCGACTATGGCAAAAAAATTGGCCAGGCGTTTAACGAGGCTTACGACGCTGAGATGACGGAATCCGCCAAAAAGGAGGCGGTCGGCCGGGCCAAAGGGAAAAAGAAATCCGGCAGCACTCCGAACAATAGCGGCGCCACAGTGCCCGAAGTAACGGTTCCGTCAGTCAATCCTACCGGCACAACCCTGAGCGGCGTAAGCGGCACAGAAGGTAGCGGCATCGGAAGCGACAGCGGCGGGAAAATCAAAAACATCACAATCAATATTGAAAAATTGGTTGAGCGCTTCGAGATACACAGCGCGACCGTAGGCGAGAGTGCCGAACAGGTCAGAACTGTGATGCTTGAAACCCTTATGGGAGCGCTTAACGACACACAACTTGCAGCGGAATGAAATCACCGGTAAGTCTATCGTTTGTAGCGGCGGGGATAGCGGCGCAGGGGAAATATTATGCGGGAGGTTTTGAGCCGTCGCGCAGTGGGGTGTCTCCGAGCTGGGAGGGGCGAGGGGGACGTGTGGAGTCTTCGGAGGCCCGGACGCCTATTACGGCTCCGGCATATTGGGCGGGGCGCTGGGCTCTGTGTCCGCTGACATTGAGGAACGAGGATGGCAAGACGCGGTATTTTGCGGACGCGGTGGCGTCGGTGAGCTGTGAGAAGCGGATTCTATGCACAAGCGTGGCGGGGCAGCCTGGAAGTGTGAAAGAGTATATAGGGGACGGAGACTGGCAGGTGAGCCTGATATTGGGTATACAGAGCAGTGTGGGGGGTGAGATAATGGATGAATATCCGGAGGAAGAGCTGGGAAGTCTGCTTGAGCTGCTGGATGATAACCGGCCGCTGCGCGTGCATTCGGCGTTTCTTGAGCTATTCGGCATTGACCGGATAGTGGTAAAATCGAGGAGTGCGGTGCAGATGACGGAATCTAATTATCAGGAAGTATCTGTGAGTGCGGTAAGTGACCGGGAATATGAGCTATGGAGTAATGAATACTGACTGTGAGATGAGACTGAGAGGCATAAAGACGGGAGAAGATGGAGACCTGCTTATAGAAAATGGCGGGGTTGTTACAGGAGACACGACCGTGCAGACGGTGGAGGCTGTGCTGCTGACGATGCGTGGGGAATGGAAGGAGTTTCCGCTGCTTGGAGGAGAGGCTGCTGCACATCTTGGCGGTACGGCGGATGTGATGTGGCCGGGCGAGGTAAGGGGAATGCTGAGAGCCTGCGGGGTTGAAGCCAGGCGGGTGAAGGTTGAAGATAATAACATAACAGTGGAGTGAGAGAATGCGAATACGGGTGAGCGACAGGCAGAGCCTGGCGGATATAGCCATTCGAGAAACGGGGAGTCTGACCGGGATATGGGAACTTGCCAGGGAATGGGGGCATGGAGTGAGCGAAGAGCCGGGAGAGGGCACGGAGATAGAGACCATGCGGACAGAGTGGGATGAAGATGCGGATGCTGTGATACACCGGTACCGGACGGCGGGTATAAATCCGGCTACAGGGCTAAGCGGGGAAGAAAGGCTGAAGCTTGACCTGGGAGGGATAGAGTATATGAGCGTGGAGGGTGATTTTAGGGTATCATGAGAATAATAGGATTTATAGAAATAATATAATGGCAAGGAGTATTGAGGAAATAAAGGAGGGTATGACGCGGGACTGGATGCGGGACGAGTCGGTGGCCCGGGCATACGGGTTTGAGACAGGTGATATATTCAGTGAGCGTTTCAGCCGGGTGAGCGTGGAGAATCTGCTGTTCTATATAGTGGCGTGCGCGGTTTGGGTTCTTGAGCAGATGTTTGACAACTATCGGCTTGAGGTGGAGGAGTATATTGAGGGAATGAGGCCGCATCGGGCGAGATGGTACCGGGACAAGGCTCTGGCATTCATAAAAGACAAAACACTGAAAGGAGATACGGACGTCTACGATACGGAGGGAATGACTGAGAGTGAAATAGAGAAAGCGAAAGTGGTAAAATATGCCGCAGCGACTGAGAGTGAGGATGCCTCGCTATTGACAGTAAAGGTGGCAGGAGAGACCGGAGGGGTGAGGAGCTGTCTGGATGCCGAGACATTCAGACAATTTGGGGCTTATATGCAGGCGATAAAGGATGCGGGGGTGAGACTGAGTTTAGTAAATCTGGCGGCAGACATACTTAGTGTAGAGGTGGATGTCTATTATGATCCTATGCTTAACCCTGAGCGCGTCAGCGAGGGGTGCCGCAGGCGGCTGTCGGAATATATCGCGAATCTGCCGTTCAACGGGGAATATACGAATATGGCTCTGATTGACTGCCTGCAGGAAACGGAGGGGGTGAAAATAGCGGAACTGCTTTGGGCACGGAGCCGCGCAGCGGGGGAAAGAGAAGATATAGCGATAAATGCCCGGACACGCCCGGCATCGGGATATTTCACTGTGGGAGATATAACAATCAATATGAAGGCATACGTATGAGTTTCTATGATTTTAATGTGAAGCGTTTCGGACTATTGCTGCTTCCGGTATTCCTGCGGCGCCCGATAATGGCAGCGTTTGTGAGGGCTCTGATGCAAGGAGTGGCCATGGTGCACGGAGACTTCATGCGTTGGCGTCTGGAGAGAGATGATGCCCTGAGGCGAACCGGACAGGTGTGCAGCCTGCGGGGACTTCTCAATGATATGTTTGATGACGAGTACCGGGGGATAGATGTGTCTGACACGGGTATGGGGAATGGTGCGGGGCTTGTGATAAAGGCCCGGGCGCTGGAATACTGGATATTTGTGCCAGGCCGTCCCGGAGATATGACAATAGAGTGCCGGGGGTATGGAGGGTCAAGCAGTGAAGATTTCGAGATACGTCTGCCGATGCGTATGCGGGGGAAGCTTGATATGGAGCGTCTGGCTGGGGTAGTAAACAAGTATAAATTATGTTCGCGCCGATGGACAGCGAACTATTATGATATGAAAGAATGGATAAACTGACAGGAAATTTTCTAACACAGCCGAACAGGGATTTTCCGCTGGATTGTGAGACACTGGAAATGTTTCAGACAGCAATCCGGATGGTATCAGCGCTGGGCAATATCTCAGGAGACCGTGTAATACTTCGGGGATGTGGTAAAAGCGGAGACGGAGTGAGCCGGGAGCCCGGATACGTCTTTCTGAGAAGCCGGGATTACCCGGAAGGGGAAGTGTTGAGCTTTGCCGGAGGTGCGGAACGCGACGGAGTATATATTCATGAGGAGTATGTACCTGTTACGGCGCGCGGATACGAGTATGCCAAGGCCTATACGCGAAGGATGCTGGCACCGGGGCAAGGCGCGGAGCACTGGGAATGGGAAGATTTTGCGGAAGTGATGAGTTTCAGGGATATGAGTGTAAGCCTTGAGGCTATGCGTGAATATCTTGAGCGTGAGGTGGCAAAGTTTAAGGAAGATCCTCTGGGAGTGGTCAAGATGTGGGCAGGAGGAGCACCGCCGGCAGGCTTTATGCTATGCGACGGGCGTCAACTGCCGATATCAGGTTATACGGAACTCTATAAGGCACTTGGTACACAGTACAATGAATGTGCCGGACCGAATGGCACTAAATACAAGACAGACGAGGGGCATTTCAGGCTACCGGATCTGCGGTCGAGATTTGTTGCAGGCTTGAATGATGAGGACGAGGACTATAATAAGAAAGGTGGAAGCGGTGGAAGTAAAGAACATATACTGACGCCTGAAGAGCTGCCTTCGCATAGTCATGGCATGAAGGATTACTACTATTCCGAAGCATTTGAGAAAGGGAATTATGACCTTATCAGCACTAACGGGAGAATAGGAAGCAAATCTACAGATTATGATAACGACAGGCTGTATTATTACGAGCATAATACCTCATCGGAGGGGAAAGGCTTTCCTCATGAAAACCGTCCTCCGTATTATGTATTGGCCTATATTATGAGAGTGGTCTGATATTGGAAAATTGAAGATATGGCTATAAGAAGCAGAGAGACGATAAGGAAATGGTTTCGGCGTGGCTCCTATCCGTTGGAAAGCCAGTTTTCTGACTGGATAGACAGTTTTGTGCATAAGGAGGAAAAAGTGCCGATGAGTATGGTTATGGGGCTTGAGAGTACATTGAACAGCAAATATGATGCACTCTCCGGAAAATTTACTGCGGCTATGCTATCTAATGTCCAGGACCGTCTGGCAACGGCGGAATTACAGATAGAGTCTCTGAGCCAATCGGGACATGCCGGCAACAGTGCCAGATTCGTGAATATGAATGCATGGCTGCTAAATGACAACGGCATGGAGCTTGCCGAAGCAATCGATGGGATAAATGGCAAACACGACATGGATGAGGATCCGACGGGTTATTATCTTTCTCCGGGATTGATAATAGCATTTTTCGGGGAGACCTCACGGGTGTGGGAAATATGGCAGTGGACCGGTAATCCGTACTCAGTCAATCCTGAGGAGGACTGGATGAATACGGAATGCTGGATTAAATTGCATCCGACTGAGACGTCAGGAATTTCGGTGCGCCGCACTTCCGGGCTGACTCTGGATACCGAGACAGGAAATCTTTATGTGAATGTCGACGGGAGTACCATAGTGATTGATCGTAACTCAGGCAAACTGTGCGTGAATGCGGCTAACCTGCCCCTTAAGACGATTAACGGAATGTCGCTGATTGCGACCACGGAGGACAAGAATATCGAGATTATCGGCGGATCGGGATCAGGCCTGACCGACTGGCAAAAGGAGTATCTTGACGGATTGGAGGAGCAGCAGGCGGCGAGCAAGTTTGCAGTGTCGCTTTCGGTTTCGCCCTCAAGCAAGGAGATTGACGGCACGGCGACTACGATACAGCTGACGGCGCGGGCTACCTACGAGGGTCAGCCGGTGGCGGCTACATTCAGCTTCGCCAATGATTCTGAGTTAACGTTTGAAGCAGACCAACCGACCGGAACAGAAAAAGCGGAATATGTGTTTGCAGTGCCATCCGGAAGTGCCGGCCAATACAGCAAATCGTTTCAGGCTACGGCCACATATTCGCGCAACGGTAAAACCATGAGCAAGACGGCATCGGCATCCTGCACACTTTACGCACAATGCCGCATTTTGCAGACTACAGGGACAACGGCTCCGACAGCAGCCCTGATTTCTGCTGCGACCAACAAGCGCCGCAACATTGGGGGCACTTATGACATTCAGATAACTCCGGGACAATACGTATGGCTCTGTGTGCCTCAGGGTGTCGGAAACGTAAATAAAATTACCTCCGGTGGATTCGCTGTGCCGTTCGAGCAACCTGAAACGGTGGCCGTGGCGTACGGGGCGCAGACTGTCAACTACAGATGCTACCGAATTAGTGGAGCTCCACAGACGTCTCCGATGTCAGTATCAATCAGTTAATTTTAGATATATGGCAGAGATAAAGATTTACGGTACATTTAAAAACGACACCGGAGAGCCTATCGCTTCGGCTGACCAGATTGTCGACCCGGCAACGGGCAAGATGCTGAGTGAGCTGATAGGCCAGGGCTCATCCGGAGCGGATACAGAGTATATGACGGATAAGGATGTGGCCGACGGTCTGGCCGCTCTCTTTCCGGTGGAATAAGGCATTTTAAGGCCGGATAAGGCTGAAAAATAAGAGAGAAAAAGAGAACCAACTTTACTACTGGTGCGATAAAATCGCGTTAGTTTAGAAATCATCAAATAAAGAGAGTTCTTTGACATTTTGATTTAGAT